GGACCTATTCACGAGTTATCACAAAAGATAATTAGAAAAGTACAAAATAGATTTGATAAAGAATATAAACCGAGAGGTGAAGTAGGATTATTAAAAAGATACTCTGACATAACACAGGTAGATATGTCTCAAGGGAATTGGTTAATTTTATCGACAGCCAATTATTTTTTAGATGATGCTAAAGATTTATGTGAGATACAAGGATGGTATTATCAATATAGAGGAATCAATTCTGTTCCTTTAAAATTATTACTAGCTTTAAATAACTGGGAAGCTTGGCGTAAAGGGGCTCATTTAAATCATTTAGAAATAAGAAACATCTATGAATATTTAGGATCTAATGTATTACCAGGATTTAAAAAAGGTAAAACATTACAATCTGAAGAGAAATATACTTTAAAACAATGTCAAGAGACACACGGTTTAACAACAGAGAAAGTTTGGTATGAAGCCTTTGAAGGTTTAGATACTATTACAGAAAATTACATTCGTAATATGAGGGCGAATGGAGAAAAGATAAATAAAAATCCTCGTATAATAATGTCAACAATACACGGTGCGAAAGGAGGTGAAGCCGATAAAGTCTTGCTTATGCAGGATCTAACTAACGCAGCGTTGGAAACGTTTAGTCACGACCCGGATGAATTACATAGATTATTCTACACTGGAGCGACGCGCGCGAAGCGTGAATTGCACGTATTAGATCCAAAAGATTTTGATCGAGCTTATATATTATGAGTAAAGTTTGGAATAAACAAATCGGTGGAAAACATTATCAGAAATTTTCCATTCAGCCAAGTAAATTTGTTGTAGAGAATAAGTTGCTTTTTCCAGAGGGGTGCGCTATAAAATATATATGTCGTCATCCATATAAAAATGGAAAAGAGGATTTATTAAAGGCAATCCATTTTATAGAGATGATAATTGAAAGGGATTATAAGTGAGAACGATTCAAACGCCTTTATTCACTCCAGAAACTGAGTGGGTAATGCCAGAGGAAATAAAAAATTTAAAAGGTGCAAAAGAAATTGCAGTTGATTTAGAAACTTATGACCCAGACCTAAAAGAATTAGGCTCTGGAAATGTCATTGGTAGAGGACATATTGCAGGAGTAGCCGTAGCAGTTGAAGGATGGTCTGGTTATTATCCTATTCAACACGAACAAGGTGGTAATATGGATAAAGCTTTAATTCTTAAATGGTTAAAGAATTTATTTAGTCAAGAAGATACTACCTTTATTTTTCATAATGCAATGTATGACGTATGTTGGTTAAGGTCCTATGGCCTTGATATTAAAGGGAAAATTGCAGATACGATGATTGCAGCATCTTTAATTGATGAAAATAGATTATCTTACAGATTAGATACACTTGCTAAACATTATGTTGGTTTAGGTAAGGATGAAAAAATTTTAATAGAAGCTGCTAAAGATTATGGTCTTGATGCAAAAAAAGATATGTGGAGATTACCAGCTATGTATGTTGGACAATATGCAGAGCGAGATGCAGAAGCTACTTTAAAACTTTGGCAAAGACTTCATAGAGAATTACACGACCAAGAATTAATGGATATCTTTAAATTAGAAACAAAATTATTTCCTTGTTTAGTAGATATGAGATTTAAAGGAGTAAGAGTAGATTTAGAAAAAGCAGATAATATCAAAAAAGATTTAATCCAAAGAGAGAATAAAATTTTAAAAAAGATGAAAGACCTTACTGGTATAAACATAGAAATTATGGCAGCAAGATCTATTGCAACAGCTTTTGATAAATTAAAACTTCCTTATGATAGAACAGAAAAAACAGGAGCTCCTTCTTTTACTAAAAACTTTTTACAAAACCATCCACACGAATTAGGAAGAGCTATTGCAGAAGCAAGAGAATTAAATAAAGCTCATAGTACTTTTATAGATTCCATTACTAAACACGCACATAAAGGTAGAATACACGCAGACATAAATCAAATTCGATCAGATCAAGGTGGAACAGTCACAGGAAGATTTTCAATGAGTAATCCAAACTTACAACAGATTCCTGCAAGACATCCTGAATTAGGACCAATGATTAGATCTATTTTTATTCCTGAAGAAAAATGTAAATGGGGGTCATTTGACTACTCTCAACAGGAACCTAGAATTTTAGTACATTACGCAAAACTGCAGAATTTACCTGGAGTACACGAAATTGCAGACGCATACAAGGCCGGAGACGCTGATTTCCATCAAGTCGTGGCCGATATGGCAGGCATAAAAAGAAAGCAAGCCAAGACGATTAATTTAGGTCTTATGTATGGAATGGGTAAAAATAAATTGATGGCTGAACTAGGATTAATGAAAGAGTCAGCTGAAAAATTAATTAAACAATATCACGCAAGAGCACCTTTTGTAAAACAGTTAATGGATAATGTCTCACGTAAAGCAAATGACAGAGGAAAGATTAGAACACTTCTAGGTAGAGCGTGTCATTTTGATTTATGGCAACCTGTACAATTTGGAGTCTTTAAACCTTTACCTTTAGAATTGGCAAGAAAAGAATATGATGAACCTTTGAAGAGAGCATTTACTTACAAAGCTTTAAATAAATTAATTCAAGGATCAGCAGCAGATATGACTAAAAAATCTATGATTGCTCTTTATGAAAATAATATATTACCCCACATACAAATACACGATGAAGTAGATATATCTGTAGAATCACCAGAAAAAGCTGAAGAGATTGTTAAAATTATGGAAGAAGCTGTACAATTACAGGTTCCAAATAAAGTTGACTATGAATCTGGACCTAATTGGGGTAATATTAAATGATGTATGAGTTATTTAAATGCTAATATACCTCCAATCTATGCTCAAATAAAAAAGGAGTATCTATATGATCTTAAAAAACATCACGGAGAAGTTGAAGACTGTATTATCTTTGGTATTAGCTCTATGGGAGGCCGGGCTATTTTATGGCACGCACTTATGGAAAATGGTGCAATCTTTTACAGACTGCCAATTAGTGCGTTCATTCAAAAAGGGTTTAAAGCAGAAGACGTTCCTAAGTATAGACTGGATGAATTGGAGTTATGGAATTCTTTTAGTTACTATCCTGCTGTTACTCATTGGAATCTCTTAAGCGCAGCTTCAGGTAAATATATAGGAAAAGACAAGAAATGGCATCACGGTAAATATTTATTTACAGTTGACTGGGCACACCCAGATGGTAATATATTAGATTCTGATCATTCAGAGATTCCGCACGAACACAAGTGCGCACACATAATTGCTCTCGATGATGGCAATTTTGCAGCACAACCTAACAATAGATGTATATGGGATTTACCTTCTTTCACTGTGAAAGATAATATACCTGATTGGAAAGTGCAAACTAGTGTATGGAATGTAGAAGACACTGGTAAATGGAAAACAGAAGATACCGATAAGTTCTTCTACGAAATTGAGGAAAAAAAATAAGGATGAAAATGAAAAAAATTTGGATTAAGGTAAAAGAACTATCTCACTTTCGTTTTAAAATATATGGATATTTTAAAAGAATAAGTGATTGGATAGTTAAACAATATAATAAATTTTTACCAAAGTAATTATGAACAAAACGTGTAAAAAATGTGGGCATCTATGTCATTGTATGGAAGCTGATCACGACGGCTGTAAGTGTAAAGACTGTAGATGTAGTCCTGCAGAACCCGAAGGTGTGGTAGTGGATGACACTAACGAATGTGAGTGGTGTCAATGATAACTAAAATAGGGGATATGGATTATGGATTTCCATATGTTAAAAGCATTAAGACGCAGACAAAGAGTACGAGAGATACTCGAAAAAAGAGATCGATTGGAGCTCAAGTGGATGCGTAATTTAATTGTAATTTTAAGTTTAATAGCAGTAATTACATTTTTAAATGGATGTGTAGGTTTTAATGGCTAAACCTTTAAAAATATCTGAAGAAGCGGCAGTGCAAATGCCGATGAAAACCGTGGCCTCATTAATTATGATGGTCGCAATTGGGACCTGGGCATATTTCGGTATAAACGAGAAGCTCAACCAGCACAGCACCCAATTAGAATTAATGATGAAAGATTTAGACGCTAACTCTGAATTTAGAATCAAATACCCACGGGGCCAATTAGGAAAATCTTCCGGTGAGGCAGAGCTTTATATGTTGGTGGAGGATTTATACAAGTCCGTGGATCGTTTAAACAAAGCTATCGAGGATGGAATGCACAATAAAGTTAATATAGAATTTTTACAAAAACAAATGAACAAGGTTTTAATTGATATTGAGAAGCTCAAGGATCGACAAAGAACCTTTGCTAATGGAAATGGGGCAGCACATTAATGAATAGAATTACTAAACAAGTTATTAAATATATATCTGATATGGAAAAAAAAGTTAAACAAATGCATTATCTTAAACATATGAAACAAGAAGTAGATATTGGTGCGACAGGGACGCACAAATATAGAATTAAAAAGGGCCCTAACAAAGGAATAGTAGTATAATGCTTGAAGCTGTAGTAGGACTTTTAATGTTTATTAACGGAGAAATTAAGGAAGCACGTATTCAAGAAAATATGGCCCTTTGTTTACGCCATAAGCGTGAAGCTGAGAGACAGTATAGTGCCTCTGTTACCTATAAATGTTGGAAGGGTAAAGCAGAGTTAGAGGAAAATATTGATGGTAGTAAAAGTATCAAGAAAATTGTCCTCGAATAAAAATCCTGTAGCTAAAGAACTCAGAACCCCTAAATACAAACCTAAAGTTATACAAAATAAAAAATTGTATGATAGGAAGAAAGTATATATACCCTTGATATGAGTAAAAAAATGATATTCCAAACAGAGATTGTGACTGGAAAGTGTCCAGAATGTGTTTGCAATACGATTCTTATAGGATTTCAAAATAGTTTTTATCGTTGTACAAACTGTGGTAGTGATTTAGAGCAAAAAGTAAACGGCCATATTAAGTATATGCCAATTAAAGATAGAAATACTCGGATGAAATTACGAGTAGATGATTGGGACGACGATGGCCAAAAAGTCTAAATTCGGAATCAACACATACGTTAAAAGAAAAAAACCTTCTATTGGAAGGGCAAAAAAACGTATGAACAAAAGAGAAAAATTAAATTATAAAAAATATAGAGGACAAGGTAGATAATGAAATTTGTTTTATATATGATTATGTGTAGTGGTTTATACGGAGAGTGTCTTCAACCTCATCGTATGCTTACTCATTATAATACACATTATGATTGTATGATGGCTGGCTATGAAGAGGCCATTAAAAAACAAAAAGAAATAGGAAGAAAAGACAGTAATGAATACCAAACTTTAATAAAGTTTATGTGTTCTTATGAAAAAACAGAACAACCTAAAGTTGAATTAGATACTTAGTGTGATATTTATGCAACACTAAATGTCTGCCGTGAGTATGATACCCACGGCAAACAAAGGTGTGAGAAGAGATCTAAATCATACATTAAAAAAAATTATCTTGCAAGTCTTGATTTATTAGTGTAGATTCCCATATTCTTATGATATTAAAAATCAAGAAAGGAAAATAAAAATGGCAG